AAAATTGTTACATTAGAAATTGTTCCGAAAGACCAGCTATGCCAAGCACTTTGTAATCTTTTATTATCTGCATAGAACCACTGATAAACATATAATTTATTTATATCTGTAGATTTAGAACTTAATGCTACTAAAACATTTTCATTAGATGCGATAGCAAATTTAAAAACATTTGAAGGAATATATTTAGGAATGTTGGCGGTGATGTCTTCTCCTTCATTTGTTTCACCATCCGACTCTACGTAATATTCTCTTAAACCAGTAAATTCACCTTTGTTGAATCCGAAGAAAACATTACTTCCTGAACCAACAGGTTTAACTGAATCTAATGCTTCATATTCAGTTGCTACATCAACAGCTACATTTGAAGGTGTTAATGAAGCTCCACCAGATAAAAGAAATTGTGTCTGGTCAGAAAAGATTAATAAATTAGTGTTAAATGGAATTGCATTTTTTAACAAACTAACTTTTGTGTGACTGACATTTATATCAATAACATCTGTATCTAAAACATCTGTAACTGTTTCAGCAAAAAATTCAAAATATTCACTAGCTCTTGATAAGATAACATTTTCATCAGCTAGTACGCCTAATCTATTACTATGAAAGAAAATATCTTTTATCTTTGTGTCAACAAAAGCTGGATTTGGAGCACTGTCTAAGTCTCCAACTTTTCTTTCTCCCCATTGAGGTACATCATAAGAAGTAGATGAAACTGTATAGCTTGAACCATCTGCTTGAGTGAGTCTAAATGCTCCATCGGCTGTACGAATTAATAAATGAGGCATTGTATCGTAATCAAACTTATATGTTATTGATGGAGCTATAGTTTCTTCCCACACTGAAGTGCTTGCTACCCACTTCACCCAATAATTATCAAAATTATTAGCGGCATCACCTTTAACCTCTACAACTTGTCCATCAATACCTTCTGCTGGTAAATCTGAAAAGTTTTGAACACTGTCATAAATAATTTGAGAAGCGTTGTCTCCATATCCGTCTGAAGCACTCACTGAAAGAGTACCTGAGGCTTTAACTACTTTAAAAGAAGAATTTCCAATTTTTGTAAATGTATAACCACTTACAGTACCTATTGCTGTAAATAATCCATCTCTTATAGCTTCTGTATCAGAATTTGAACTTGTAAAATTATAAGTCGTTGAATCTATTGTAATAGAATATTTTGTAGAATTAACTCCTTGAGTAACTTGGTAAATTGCTTGTTCAACTTTACCTGTACTTGTAGCTGAATCCATAGCTACAGTTTTATTTGTATTTATTATGTAAGTATAATCATTAACTGTTAAGCATTTAAATTCAGTTCTTGGATTTGAAGATGCTAAATAGTTAGTGGCATTAGTTTGAGCAACTACTGTCTTTGCTGTTCCATCAATATCATGAACAGCGATAGCTCCATTTGTAATTACTACAATGTATCTTTCTGAAGTATCTCTATTAATAGTATGAATAAATGCGTTAGATAAACTGCTAGAACTTATCTTCGCTACATAATTAGTCGGAGGTCTTTTCTTTAACCCTTCTACTACACCTGAAAAACCATTCTCTTGTGTTGTTGCTTGATTTTCTAAACGTAGCACTTCAGGTTGTTGCGAAATCCCCCCAATTAAATTTGAAATATTTCGAGAGACTAAAGGCATTATTACGTACTGTATTTAATAATATTGTTTCGATTAATAATTTTATGTTGGTCTAAACTATCAAAAATATTGTGGTCAGCAGTGTCAGCTTCAGTTTGTTTTAATAAAGCTAAAGCTCCAACTTCATCTTGCATTGAAAATTTGTGTATTGATTGTGAACCTAAAGTTCTATCGTGATAAATCCTGCTGGCTCTAATAGTAATATATCTTCTTGCTTGTTCAGGAATATTTTCAAAATCTAAAAGATAAATAACTGTTACGTATTCAAAATCTTTATTCCAAGTATAAGTTTCACCTGCTAAATTATATAAATAATTTCCTCTTAATACTGGGTCGTAAGAAGATTTACTTTCTCTTAAATGATTAAATTCAATATGTAGGACATCTGCTCCTACCACTAATTTATTATTTACATCTCTGTTAAGAGATACCTTCCAAGAAGTATTGAACTTCCAACCTGCCGACTGGACTTCACGATTTACTTCATTCAAAATATTTACTGCTGTACTTGCATCTAATGGAAGAACACCTGATAAAGAATTAACCGGAGCTTCTCCAATAGTTGAAAGCATTGTATTAACACATTCAAGCTGTGTAGTTCTTGTAGTTATTGTTGCCATAATTTTTATAATTTTGCGGAGTAGGCGAAACTAAATGTCTCGCCTATCTCCTATTGTTTAGGTCTAGTATTATGATGTCTTGATTGATACTGCTGACTCAGCACGTAAAATTCCGTGCCCAAGAGCCATTTTCGCAACCATTAGTGTACCTTGTCTACGTATCGTATTGTTCCAATATTTTCATATCGGTACGGACTATCCCTTTAACTGTTCTAGTTAGATTATTATAGTCTCTGCACGTCTCCTGTTAAGGATTTCGCTCAGGATTGCCATTTGAAAGGTTTCCCTGAATTTAAATCATTTTCAATATACATTCCTGTATAAAGCGACAATAAAAAATTTATCGTATTCTGACTCCATAGCCAAGTCCATCAACTTCACAGTTCCTAATGCTGATTTGTGGAAAACTACTGCAACGTGATTACTTGCATCTACGTTGTAAGTATTATTTGTTCCCGAAATCGAAGCACTTTGGTCAGTGAAAGCAGTCACAGCAGTGTTGCTTTTTACAATGTTGATACCTGCAACTTTAATTACAGTTCCATCAGAGTAAACACCATTGTTACCACCAAAATCTCTGTTAAGAATTTTATCATTCTCAACTAAATTGTAGTAAATTGCTGGTGTAACAACACACCACCTATCTTGACTGGGCACATCTTTAGTGTCTAATTTTTCTGCCGCATCAAATATAGATGTAATGAGTGAAGTCGCACTTGTATTTGCGTCTGCATCAGTAATTTCTTCTCCTGCATTTCCACCTGTTATTGTAGGTGTAGTTTGCTGAGATGCTAGAACTGCTAACTGAACAAGATGTTGGTCTACCTTATTAGCAAGAGCTCTTCCCATCTCACTGGAATAAACGCTTCTTCAAGTTATTCCAATATTTTCATATTGGCTTGGACTTTACCTTCAACTCAAAGAGTTGGATGCCGTCAAGTCTCTACACCTTCCTATTTCTAGGCTTGGCTCGGTATTGCCATTTTAAAGGTTTCACCGAATTTGACATCGTTTCAGCTATGTGTCGCCACATAACTACGCAATTAATTTTACGTCATAGTGATTCTTTGCTTCATCCAAATTGGACAAAAACGCAGAACTTAGTAAGAGGTCGTCTATTGAGATTACTTTCTCATTATGTTTGACTTGCGTACCAACAATTTCGTTCCCTACTGTATGATAAGCCGCAGACGTAGTTCCGATTACCGGAAACGTAGCAGATTTACCACTAGATATTGAACGAGTAGATGTCATCCCTAACATTTTATTTTCTCTCATGAAAGTCGCTAGGACTTCACCTGAGAAAACTTTTAGGAATAGAGCATTTGCATCATTAGCCGCATTTACTTGACCTAATTGTGATACTACTGCGTTAGCCATAGTTATCTCCTTAGGTTAGTTGTTAAACCATGCACATACTTCAATAGTTCTCTTTTATTTCTTACTCGCAAGTAATGATAAAAGGCAATTTATCTTTGTGTCATGACACTCCTCTTAAAGAAGAGTGAGTGTTATTTTATTGGCAACTTTCACATTCATTAGTATCATCAATTACAGTTTCACCACTACAAGCACAAGCTGTGCAAGAACAAACTCCATACATATCTGAGTGCTCATCTAAAGAACAATGACAGATACAATTACAATTTTTACATTTATTATCTTGCTGTACCATTTTTTTTATTCCACCTCTTATTCCACGCCCATACACTAAGTTTGCTACCAATGGTTTCTAAGAGACCTAAAAGGAAATCTTTTATTTTTTTCATTAAAGTATAAAAATTAAAAGTGCTATTGAAATAACAATAATAGCTTTTGTCTTAAAGCTACATTTATTCCAAGCTGAACTTATTTTTTCAATCATATCTGGTAATGTCATTAATCTTCATCTTCTTCGTTTTTATTTCTTACCTTGCCGAAAACGATTTTATAATTCATCTTTACCCCTTGCTCAAAGTCGGTGCTTAATGGTTTCCCTGAAATTCCAATAGAGTGTCTGGTATTATCACAACCATACATTCCTAATAAAACGATTACCAAAATTGGTAATGTCCATATCAAATAGTTTTTCATCCTTTTCTGCCATACCACCTTCGTTTTTTTAAAAAGAAATAATATTGTTTATTGTTGCTTCTTCTTCTTCTTCTTTTTATTTTGTTTGATTTTTTTCTTAACAAAATTATTGACCTTCTTAATTTGTTCAGAAAGAATAACTTGTCCTTGTTGAAGTTTAAAAATTTCTTCTTTCATGCTCCAAGTTTGATGTAAGTTCCAAGTTAGTAAGGACATTATCCCAATGAGGAATAATCCAACTATTTTGTCTTTTAGTTCCATTTACTTTTTCTTGCCATTTCTGAATTTATTAATTGAGTTAATTCCAAAACTTCCACTAAAGACAATAAGAACAGCCCACCAAAATTCAGTCGGCGCTGTCCGCATAATTTCAAAACCTTTAATCATATGAGGTTGTGTGTATGGTAAAAAACAGCAAATTAAGATTGCACTTATAATTATAGTTAATAATTCATCACGAAAACTAGATGAACTTGCTTTTATATTTTCAACTGAAACAGTCTTTGCCGCTTCAATTTCTCTTATTCTAATTATTTTTTCTCTTTCTAAATGATGAGAAACTTTATCTATTGTCTTAGAAATAATTAAACGACTAAGAGGATTCTTTATTATAGGTAATAAAAAGTTAAGCATTTCTTGAACGATTTGATGATTTAGAACGTATTCTTAAATTACTTCGACTATTGTTTCTGGGATTTGAATCTTTATGGTCTACGTCTTTTCCTTTAATTCTTTTCACTCCCAACCTTTTCTTCATTAATCTTCTAGCTAAAACTCTACTTGAACGATTTTTTCTTTGTTCAGGCCGAGAGTGATAATTGTCGTATTCTTTTCTATAGTTTCTAGTCATTACAAAACATTAGATGCTTTCACTTTAGCTTCTACGTCTGCTCTAAATGCACTATCAGTTGAGTATTTAGGATTGTTAATATCTGTTAACATTTCTCCTACTGAACGATATGCACCTTTTGAAGTATCAGCTCTTTCTCCTGAAAATAAAGAAGGTTCTTGATTTACAGAATTATATTTAGCTTGAATACCTGAAATAGCTAATTGAGCTTGGTCTAAAGTTCCATTATCCATCGTATCGTTAAAAGCTTTTACTTCGTTGTCAGCTAAATTTTCTGAAGCCCATTTAACGATTGTGTCGTATTTTTCTTTTCCACCAACTACTGAATGGATTGTGCTAACGTGCTTATCCGCTAAAGCTTGTTGGCCAGAGATATAACTATCAACTAAAGTTTTATCTAAACCTTTATTAGCTAAATCTTTATAAGATTTTTCAGATAAACTTCCATTCTTTTCATATTCAGAATAGTAATTGTCTAAGCCTAAACCAGTAGCTTCTTCAACTTTTTCTTTATTTATTTTAAGTTGTTCAGTCGTAGTAACTTCAGATTCTTTTGTTTCTTCTTTAGGCTGCGATTGTTTTTTCTCTAGTTCACCATAAGCTTTTGCTAATTCTTGTGCGTCAGCAAATTTTTCTGGCAACCATTCAGGTCTAGTCTCAGAAGTCTCACTTGGTTTCTCACTAGGAGCTTTTTGAGCTTCTTGTTGAGTCTTGTCCTGTTCTTCTAGTGTAGGATTTTCTTCTACATTTTTTATTTCAACTTTATCTACCATAATATTATTCCTCCGTTTCTGGTAAGCCTTGTTGTCTTGCTAGTGTTCTTCCAATAGTTTCAGGAGGTATTTTTCCTGCTATTGTTTCACCAGCGTTAGTTACAGCTTGAGCTTGTTGCATCTGTAATTGTTGTTGTTGTTGTGCCTGCACTTCTGCTTGAAGTTCTTCAGGTGACTTAATTAAACCTTTAACTTCAATTCCATCAGCAGTAGCTAATCTAGCTATTGCTTCAGATACATTTACGTACTGACTAATTGATTCAGCTCCTAATGTACCTGCTAATGTTTGTAAAAATTGTACTAATCTATTTCTGTCATTACCTCTTCCCAATGCTTCAAGACCTGTAACTATTTTAGGTCTAACTACATTCTTAGGAAGCTTCGGTAACTTGCCTGCTTTTTCTAACATCGCTATTTTTCTTCTAACAAATGGTAATTGAAATTCTTGAGATAAAATTCCGTAAATCCCACCTAGAGATGATTGTAATTCGTCAGCAGTTAATCTTACTTCCTCTGCTGTAGTTCTTTCACTATCTCTAATTACTGAAGCATTTAATAAAAATGCGTAAGATAATCTTTGTTCAATACTTGCCGCAGTATCTTGAGCTACTTTAAAGTCTGCAAATTTCTGAACTTGTAATACCGAAACATCATCAGCTCGGCCTTCGATGATTGCTCCGTTTTCAGCTTGTGCTATAGCTCTAGCACGAGTCGTGCCATTCGGACTGATTAAAAAAAGAGTTTTAGCTGAAGCAGAAGAACCTTCTACAATTGCTTTAGTTAATCCTTCTAATGATTTTAAATCCCCCAAATATTCTTCTACGTATGAACGACCATAATTTTCAGAATCAACTCTAATCATTCTTAGAGACATATATGGAGTTTTATCGACTGGATAAGAACCTGAAGATTCAGGAATTTCTATTCCTTTAACTTCTTGTATTACTATAAATTTATTCTTTACTCTTTTAACACAAGTATATAAATCACAAGTTTTATCTCCAATATCTTCAGGATTTGTATTTTTGTAAATTACTTCTCTTATATTTTCAGGAAGAATATTAATATTAATTGTTTCTTTCGTGATTATTTCAATCACATTACCCATTGGGTCACGTTTACAAACATATCTATCTAAAGGAAAAACTCTTAATCCTTCTTTAGATACGAATAATAAAACATTACCACCAACAATAAGATGTTTAATAGCTTCAAATAAAGCAACTCTATCTGAGCTGATTTCAATATCTTCCATCACAGCCTTCTCAACTTCAACTAGACCCTTGTCTATTTCTGTTTTTAAATTCTCATCCTCTTCAATTTCTTTAAGAGCAAAGTTATCTATGGAAAATCTAAAAAAAGGTGCGTTTGGTGGGAGTAGTGTTAATAATAATTTGGATGCTAAGTTGTTTACGCCTCTAGCTCCAATTCCTTGATATGGAGTGTTAAAGCGTGAAGTGGAAGTGTGGCCTTCATCTGGTATGAGAGTAGGAATAGTAAACTGAGCACAGTCTCTACCTCTTTCTAAAAAGAGTTCCCTATCTCTAGCGTATTGGTTATATCTTCCTTCTATTGTTTTAGAGTTATAGCCTACGCCATAAGTGTCACTAGCCATTTATATTCTATATACCGCCAATAATAGGTATTCTTAATTTTGACGAACCAATTCTTTTTCTGTCGTAAGAACTAGCTACATTTAAATTCCTACCCTCAGCTTCACTGAATCCAGCAGGTCTAGCAGTCGCTTGTGTTTGACTTGTCACAGGCGGAGCTACCGGAGCTGGCATAACTACAGGAGGCGGAGTTGGAATTTGAGGTCTAAAAATTGAACCACACATAATTATTTCTTCTCCAATACGTTTTCTGATTGTTGTTTAAATTTTTCATGTAAAAAATTAATTACACTTCGTTGGCCACTTCTGTAACAAATTTCCCTATACTCCATTGTAATTGGTGGAGTTCTTTCAGGAAAAAGTACATCAAGAGCATCCAGTAAATCTTTAGAGATTACTGGTAGTTTAATATCGTTTATTGTTTTTATTATCTTCTTATTCATAAACTATCTAAAGTGTCCTTTTCATTATGAATAATCTCTCTCTTTAACCATTTCTAAATAGTGAATGGCCTTGTCTATATCTACTTCTTTGCCTTTCATATGATGTCTACAGATATATTTAATGGCATTACCTTCAGCAAAAAGGATTTTATTTTCATTTATAAACTCTGCCGGCTGTATTTTAAAAGAAGAGTAATGCTTCCCATTAACTTGTCTTTCTAGTGACTGGTAAGTCACTCCTTTAAATATATCTTTATGTGTCATTTTGTTTGTTTAAATTTTTCTTCTTGGTCAATCGCTGCTTAAATAGCGTTATTTGTGATTTGCTTATGAGTTAGCTTCTTCTGCTTTATAGATTGCTTTTCCAATTTCGCAGATGATTTCTGGGCAGATTGAATTTCCAAGTGATTTAATTCTGTTTACTCTATTTTTGTCCAATTCATAGGATATGCCATTAGGAACTCCACAAAGTTCGGATTGAGTTTGCCACCAACTTTCGGTTTTTTTAAATATTCCATTACGTCTTGAAGTCTTGCTCCGTAAGTCATGTGTGGCTTGTTCTTCTTTCTTAAAAGAAAACCGCCTGACTTGTTCATCTCCACTCTGTCTGATTGTGGAGTGTTGATGTTCGTTGCATTTGGAGTTGGGTACATTTTGTGAACTGCATCCTTCAGCTTCACTCCAAAGCGAACTCCTTTTTTGTTCACTCTGCTGAAGCTTCCGTTCTTCAATTCCACGTTCTTGACTACTCCGCCTTCCATTTCGCAACCTCTTGGAGTTGGCAATAATCCAAACTCTTTTCCTTTGATGCCATGCGCCGACACCGCTAGCTGGAATAATAAGACATTGGACTTTGAAACCTTCGGTTTCCAAATCTTTTTGTATCTGCTGCAAGACTTTACCTTCGGAGATGTTAACAATGCCTTCAACATTTTCTCCAACAAACCATTTCGGTTTTGCTTCGGTAATAATTCTAAAAGTTTCACTCCAGAGATTTCTGTTGTCATCTTTTCCTAATCGTTTACCTGCAACTGAAAATGATTGACATGGAAAACCAGCAGTAACAACATCAGTGTTAATTGGTTCATAGGTTTTAATATCTTCGTGTATTGGTACATTCGGAAAATTTTTTTTAGTACTTTTTGGCAGAACTTATCTATTTCAACGAATTGGATTGTTTCAAAATATCCTGTCTGCTCTAATCCATAACTAAAGCCACCTATGCCTGAACATAAGTCTATGACTTTAAGTTTCATTTTAATTTGCTTTCTAATTTATTAATTTTTTCCATCATTCTTCCGACTTCTTTATCTTTAATTTTTATTTCACCTTCTAATGTCTTTACTATCATTCTAAGTTCTCCATTTAATCTTTGATGTTCCTTATTAATCTTAGTTAAATCTTTAACTCTATTATTTAGATTATTTAATTTTTCGTGTTCATCCATTTGGTCAAACTTGTTCATAGTCTCCATAAAATAGGTTTCTTTGTCTTAAAATTATAATCTTGAGTCCTTAATATTCTGGCCATACGTGCCTGAAGTAGAGCATCCTTTTCTGTAAGATTATTTCTTTTGTATTCTTCAACAACAGCCTTCCACATTAAAGGCAAAGTTTTTTCTGAGTTATATAAAACTCTTTCAGCTTTAATTGCTCCTACTGAAGGACAACCAGAATATCCGTCACTTGTATCTCCGGTCAAAGTTTGAAACATAAAATAGTAATCAGCAGTTTTCTCATCTACTAACTCTGTTTGATTATCGTGTATAAAATGATGAAAACATGGAATAGTCCTCATATCTTTATCGCCAGATAATATAACGCAATTATCTTTATATTTAGATGTAGCTAATATTCCTAAAATATCATCACCTTCTAAGTCTGGTAAACGATAAGTAGGATATTTTCTATAAATGTATTCCTTAAGAGGTTTTACAATTATTGGTTTTCTAATTTTCTTTCTATGAGATTTATATTCAGGTAATAATTTTTTTCTAAAATTATTTTTATCAGATAAAGCAATTACAATATTATTACAGTTCAATTCCTTTAAATATCTGTTTAAAGAAACGTCTAATATTTCTTTACCCATTTTAGCGTCAGCGTGAAGAGTCCACATATCATCTTGCCATTCTGTCGCTTCTTCAATACCAGTAGCGATGCGATAACAAACGATGTCACCATCAACTAATAATGTTCTTTTCTTAGCTTTTAGTTTTCTTACCATTAGATTCCTCTCTATAAAGTTCGTAATTCAGCAAAATTTCTTTTTTAACGATGAGGCATTTACTGTTATTGCCATCACCAACCATTCTTGGTTCTTCTCCAGATTTGATTAATTTTTTAACTATGATTTTTAATTTCTTGACTGGAATAATTACAAAACAAAAAGGTTCATCTTCTTCCTGTAAAACGTGAATCCAATAAGTAGCTTCCGTTTTATTTAATCCAGAAGCTTTTCCTTTGTATTCTAATTCGATTGCTATGTTTCCAGTTTTAGTCCACCAGTGTCTTTCAGTCTTGACTTCAAATTCCTTTGAAGATAATCCTAAAATTCCAGCTATGGTTTTTTCACTAGCCTTGCCATATTCTAAGTCAGTGATAAAATCATATTTAGTAAAAGGTGTTGACATTAATTTTGTAATTGCCTCTGTGGTGAAATCGGTAGACACATCGGACTTAAAATCCGTGCCCTTTTGGGAGTACCAGTTCGAGTCTGGTCAGAGGCACCAAATTTAGTTAGTGAGTTTCACTCCAATTTTTTCCGATTTTGTATTTTGCATTTATAGGCACTCTAATTTTAAAATGTTCTCCAGCTTCCTTAACTGATTCAACAGCTAATTTTCCTACTGCATGAGCAAGTGAAGACTTAGACTCAATTTGTAGCTCATCGTGAATATGAGCAACCATATTAACGTCAGTGTTGGTGAAATGTTTCTCATCAAATTTTCTATGTAAAATAATTGTTGCTTGTTTGACTATTAATGAGCCTGCTGACTGAATCAGCAAATTTAAAATTGAGTGTTCACTTCTAACTAATAGTTTTCTTTTATCTAATCCTAATAAATATTTGTTATTTCTAAATGTTATTAAAACATCATCACTTAATTTCTTTAGTGCAGGAATTTTTTCTAAAAGTCTTTGTCGAAGCGATTTTCCTTCTTTAATGCCTCCTTCAATAATTTGGCCGAGTTTTTGATTTCCTGCTCCGTAGATATAAGCGTATAAAGTAGTTTTCGCTTGAGCACGTGAGGTAAGACCGAGAGCTTCTCTGTTCTTGGAATGTATATCCCCCTCCAATATAGCTTTCTTAAAATCTCCTTTATCGTAAGGAAAAAGAAAATGTGCCAACAAAGATAACTCCAGAGAAGAAACATCACAGCCAACAAGACTGAAATTACTTGGTGCGATAAATAAACTCCGACACTCTGTACCAAATGGTACGGAATTAGAAGGTACTTGAGCAACATTTGGCGAATTGTGGGTACACCTGCCAGAGATTGCTCCGTTTTCAATAACTTTTCCATAAATTTTTCCATCTCTCTCTAATTTTAACCAAGCCTGTTTTCCTTCAGCCAACTGAGCTATTCGTTTTTGTATTGTAAAATGTTCTGATAATATTTTAGCTTCCTTATAAGGAAGACTATTTAAAACTGTTTCATCAACTTTAGGTTTTCCATCTGGTGTAAATATTTTAGGAATCCAACCTCTAGCTTGAAGTCTATCTGCAATATGGTCTCTGCTATTTGGATTAAAAGTTTGCTCTTTGTATCTCTTAATTGAAACACCTTTTTTATAACCTTTAGTTTTGTTATCTCTTTTAGGTCTGAATGTTCCTATAAACTTTTTCCAATTTGGGAAGGCCGAAGCTAGAATTGCTTCCAGCTCCAACCTTCTGTTTGCAAGTGAGGCATACAGCTTCTTTGCAGAAGCCACATCGAAAGAAAATCCGTGTGCTTCTTGACGAATGATACATTCGGCAAAGTTATGCTCTAGGTCTATTGCTTCAGGAGAATATTTTTGTTTTAGAATTAAATTATAAAGTTCAGCAGTTACTTCGACATCCAGTTTACAGTAATCTTGCATTTCTTGAGACCACTTAGAAAAATCACCTGTTTTAATAAAGTCACCTTTTCTTAATCCTAAACGATAACCCCAAGCTTCAAGAGAATGTCTTCCAATTAATTTAGTTGGTACTTCCTTAAGTCTAAAGTCTTCTTCTTTTCTATTAGTCCATATCAGTCTGCTAACTAATAAAGTATCAAATATTTTAGCTTTATATTTAAAATCTGGATAAAGTTTTTTAATTACTAATAAATCAAATTTTGAAATATTGTGACCAACTAATAAGTCAGCATCACTAAGTAATTTCAAACCTTCTTCTATTTCATCATATTTATAAGAATAAAATTTGTTGGTATCTATATTTTTAATAACTATACAATGTACTTTTGTAGCATCTGATACGAAACCATTTGTTTCAGCATCAAATATTAATTTCATTTGTTCAATTTACGACCTCTATTTTTATGTTACTTACTGTTGGAATGATTAGTTCAACTTCTTTAAATGCTTTTAAAATTATTTGTTTAGATTTATAATTCTGAACTAATAAAATTGGATAAACATTTGGGTATCTAATGACTTGATACACTAAAGTTAAAAGTTTTCTTAAAACAGAATAAATATATAATTTATCTGCATCATCTAATTCTTTAAATTCTTCATTGTCATCCAAGTAAGATGTAAGAAAAGCATTAATGTGTTTCTCTAATCTCTTCTTCAGCATTAAATTTTCCTTCTGAGAGTCTTCCAGTTTCTTTGTCATAATGAAGATAAGTGCAGATACCGGTTTCACCTGTGTATCTATTTTTTAAAACTCTCACAGTCATTGTGTCTTTGTTTTCTTCTGATTGTTGATTACGTTCACAACCCACTACAATATCGCTAAGTTGAGCTATAGCGTGACTACCTCTCAAATGACTTAAAGATGTAATAGCTCCCTCTTCGTGACCATACTTACCATCAGGCCTTTTCAAATGTGCAACTAGGATTAAACCAAATTTTAATTCTTCAACTAAAGTCCTGAGATTAGTCATAGTTTTATCTATAACCCTTCTTTCATTTTCATTAGGAGCTATATCTAATGCACTGACAATAATATTAAGATGGTCAACTACAATATATTTGCAATCACAACCTCTAACTAAATATCTAATTTTATTTAAAAGATTTCCACTTTCTGTACTTCCGAAATGGTCAAAGAAATAACATTTAGATTTAACTTTTTTCCAACCTACTTTTAATTCTTCTTCCGATATTTTTTCTCTAATTTCATCTTGATGAACCAATTTATTTAATGGAATAGAAACTAACCCTCTAATACTTCTTGATACATCTTCCTCTAAACCAATATAACCAATGGTATTACCTTTGCTTATTAAATCATAAGCAATCTCTCTACAGATTTGTGATTTTCCTGTTCCTGAACCGGCTGTAAGTGTTACTATTTCTCCAACTCTAATACCTTTAAGTTTGGTATTTAAACCTTCCCACAAATAAGGTACTGAAAATTTTTTGTCATTTCTAATTAACAATTCCCAAGTATCTTCACCTGAAATAATTCCTTCAGGCGTATAAGTAGACGCACCCCATATACTATCAACTAATTCTCTAGTCTTTTCTTTGACTAGCATTTCATTAGCATCTTTAAGAGGTAGTCTACCTATCTTAGCCTTGCGAGGAGAAAGTAATTTTGCACATTCTACAGCCGCCCTTTTTCCTGCGGCATCTGAATCATATAAAAATATTACGTTTTCAAATTTTTCTAACCACTCTAATGATTTCTTAATATACTTTTTTGCTGAAGCTGAACCACTAGGTACTGATACTACTGGCCATCTATTTCCTTGAACTTTTGACACACTCATACAGTCCAACTCACCTTCACAAACGACCAACATTTTTCCTGAATCCCTCCATTTGTTTTGGCCAAATAAACCAACTTCATCCATATCACCTAACCAAATAAATTTTTTATTTGGGAAGCGAATATGTTGAGCAATTAGTTCGTGTTCTTTATTATAATAAGGAGCTATATGAACCGGTTGATTATTGTAGTTACCAATTTGATAACCAAAATGTTTACAAGTTTGTTCATCAATTTTTCTTTTAGTTAAATTTTTATATTCTCCAGTAATCATATTTGTATCTTTTGGAAATTCTTTATTTACTTCGTCTTCTGATTTTTCAAAGTAGTGACAGGAAAAACAATATCCGTGACCATCCGAATACATAGCCAGATTATCGCCAGCATTGTCACGATGATTAGTCCTACATTCAGGACACTGTTCATAATGAAGGAATGTAACTTCTTCATCAGTCTCGTTCATCATTGGGAAGTAAATCGCCTTCTATCCAGTCGAGCTCAATCTTCTTCCATTCTTCCACGTCAAATGAAGGACACTTCTTAGTATCACTAAATTTATAATGTCCACAAATTTCTGCCTCAGGATATTTGTTGTGTAATTGTATTATTAATTCTTTTAATGCTGTCCATTGGTCTGGTTCAAAGTTATCTTCCCAAATATTAATATCGTGTTCATTAACTCCACCAATCATACAAATAGAAATGCTATCGTGATTTCTTCCACGACAATGAGCACCAACTTCTTCATCTGGTCTTCCTTGTTGAATTATTCCATTTTTTCTGCGTATTATTTTATGGTAACCACACGAAAAAAATCCACGAGTTCGATGCCATTTATCTATTTCTTCAAAGCCAATATCCATTGAAGGTCTAGTAGCTGAACAATGTATGATTATGTAATTAGTTTCTTTTCTCATAATTTGTAAATCTCTCTGTGTTTGTTGAATTTAAAAAATCGTTATCTCTTGCAAATTGATTTTTAGTTTGTGTTATGTTTCCCCAAGCTAATTTGTTTTTAACGTAATAGTCATGATACCTAGCTTTAACTTCTGGCCTACGTCTGTACTCTTTCATATAATCTTGAGTCCACTTTCTTCCGTGTTCAGTTTTTCTCCAGCGTTCTCTAGCTAGTTTTCTACTTTCATAATATTTATTTTGCATTTTGATTTTTTAATATTTCTTTAATCCAGTTATCTGGTAAGAATTTTTTTGTTGTTGCAATACAGTGATACTTAAATCCTTTAAGCTCACACCATTTTGCGTAAGTTGTTTTTGATTTTTTTCCAATGCGATTTTTGGAATTTGAAAATACGAAGCGAATATCCAATTTAGGATATTGCTCTTTGATAAGTAAATGCTTTTTCCTATCGGCAGTAACGAAGTGACCTTTAGTTTCAAATATTATTGATAAGCATTTAAAATCAGGCGTATACCTCGAAGCTTTAGAAGGCTTGAGGTAAGAGATAGTAAAGCTCTCATAAAGAAATTTAATTTTCTTTTGTATGAGAAATTTATTAAACTCTTCCTCAAGTTTACTTTTAAATTTAGAAGTCTGCTGAAGAGTTATTTTCTTGTAAAATTTCCGCTTCATCAGATTCATTCTTAGTTGAGCTATCACCATCGACCTTCTCAAATCCTTGACTTGAGCCATTCATAGATGAGCCTTCAACTAAATTTTTGACTTGTACTGATTTCAGTCTTAGAGAAACACCAGCACCTAATAAAGGCGTATACCATTCTCTTGGAAAGAAACTCACTCTTAGAGTCGAACCACCCCAGACAATAATATCTTTGTTCAATGGTTTTAATTCATTGTCAAAAATTGCAGGTCTTTGAGTGAAAGCTTCTCCTGTACGAGAGTTAGTGCCTTTCGCCTTCATCTTAAATTTGAAAATGAATTTATCATTTTCTTTTTTATAAGGAAGCGTAACCTTCTTCAGATTTTTACGCTTACCTTTTTTCTTCTCTTCGGTTAAAGCTTTCTCTACAAACTTATCAACTAAAGTAACAAGCTCGAGAGCTTTATCTCCATTAACTTCTAAATCTACGTGAAATTCGCCCTCAGGCTTAAATCTCACATCTGCTTTAGACAAATGCGGATAAATCGCTTTTCCAAAAGGAGAAGTGTACGTTTTTGGTTTTTCCATTATATGTACCTCCTAGTAATTATTGGAAATGACAATGCTGAGATTGTCGTAAAGTGTCTAGTTAATAATTCCTCTAGCGTAGTAGTTTAAGAACAAAAATAGTCACTATTTAAAACTTCACTAATATCAAGGTTTCTCATTTGAGGAAGTTCAGGTATTAGATGTTGTTTCTTTTTTGCAATTTGAGGAATAATCTCTTTACAGAAATTTTTTAATATATTTTCATTATTAAAAATATCTACAAAGGATTTTCTAACACAATCATTTATAAGTTGAACATCCGGTGCTAAAACTCCAAATGAATCGTGCACACAAGCAAAAGAAGTAATTCCTTTACTTGAAGCTAAAGCAACTGTCTTTTGCATTATTGCACCATCTAAAGAATGAATCAGACAAGGTGCAATTGCGTTGGAAACCTTTCGCTTGTCTATTTTATTTGTTTCATATTGAATAGTAATTTTTTTAGTTTTCATAGTTTCACCCATACGAGTATTAACTCTTTGCTTTTTCATTTGCATATAATTCATTTGAACTATATAGCCATTTGGAAGAGTCCAAGTAACCGGTAATTGATTATCTGAAACTAATCTTGAAACTTTTTGAAGCCAGACCATACATTCCTTTGCAGAAATAATTACGTCACCAATGGCTTTCCAGACTAATTTAGATAAATAATAAGTAGCTTTAAAAATAGAAGGTATTCCTGCTTTTTCAGCTTCCTCTTTATTTTTCATAAATGGACAAGGCTTACCCTCTTCAACCATATCTTCTAAATGTTCTTCAATATAAGCCCTACAACTCCACTGCGTTAAACCATAAACAACACACATCGTAACTTTTTTAGTTGTCTTCCGGTTTATTCCGTAGTCAAACCACATCCTTTTTAATTGGCTATCTTTCTTTTTATTTAGATATTCTAAAGTTTTATCAGCTACTTCTTGGTAAACATCCTGAGGTATTTCTTCAGCAGTTAAATTTGTAGCTTTTCCTCCTACTTCATCTCTTAACATTCCTGAAAAAATTTGAAGTCCGGAATTAGTACAATCACTAAAGCAGGATAGGTGAGTGATAAAATTTAAATCTCTTCCTGAATTAATGAACTCTTCCCATTCAAAACAAAAAGCTAAGAATTGGTAAGGTTCGCTGCAATGAGACCAAAAATCATAATGGTTATGTGGGTCTTTAGCTGAAGCTATAATAGCTTCTTCATTATCGTTCACCCATTTAACTCTCTCTTTTAAAGTTTTCTTATCCATACCGAACATATTAGCTCCATGAATTTTTAACTTATCAAGAGCTCCTAGTGTTCCTAAAGGTTTGCCATCAGCAAATAATAACAAAGCTTTAGCTAAATCATTACCCTGATAATTTAAAAAGATTGGTACACAACAGACTCGACCTCTAAAATCATACTGCAAAGGATAATGATGTTTAGGATATTGGTAATATTCATTAGCAACCCAAAGCAACTTATTTATTAACAATCTTTTAGATTTCAATTCAGCGTTCTCTTGATGAATTTGAGAAGCTTTTCTCTTCCATTGTTTTCTAGCTATTTCATTAGTTGCTATATCATGTGGTTTAGGTGGTAATAGAATATTTTCTGTACTTGGTAATTTACCTACAACACTTCCATTAT